GTAACTTGAAGAGCTTCCCAAGTAAATCTACCCGCAACGTAAGTTGAAGTGTTTAAGAAAGGAATCTCAACCGAGTTAATTTTTGCACTAGGTCTTTTAGCTGAAGTAACGTACCATTCGTTGATACCCAATGATGAAGGGAATCTAACAATGAATCGGTTAACTCTTTTCGGTTCATAAGGAACCGGCATTTTCATTAGTAAATCTGCCATTTTGTATTTGTTAAGTTTTTAGTTTATCTTTTCTATAAATATAAGCCAAATGGAAAATAATCTTTTTTTGAATTTTTATTGTTATAGGCTTGATTATGTCAATTATTTTTCGTAGTTTTTTACTAGACTAGTTTAATAAGTTCTAGAATAAATTACTTAATTAATAAAATAATTAAAATATTATTAATAAATACTAGAATATCTAGTTCTAGAATACTAGTATAAGTAAAAAAATATAATTGTTATAAAAAATGGTTCCTTGTGGAACGTATATTTTTTAATAGAAAAGGGGTCCCGTAAATGGAACCCCTTTCTTTTTTATATCTCCTTTTAGATTAGATATTCTCAAATGAAGCCCCTGTTGGGGTAATTATGAACTCTAAATCAATAAATTCAAGAGAACGAGTTGGTTTCACATAGATTTTACCTCTTAATGTGTTAGCATCTATATCCTCTGGGTCATTTGAAACCGTTACACGGAATTCATATAAACCTCTTTCTTTTTTAATTGATTCAAGAATTGGGTTAACCAATCTTAAGAACTCATTTCTTACTTGTTCATCGTTTTGTTCGAACAATAATCTAACCGCCACTGCTGATATTAGTTTTCTAGCTCTTAATAATAATCTTCTTACGTTGATTCTATCTAAAGCAGATTCTCTAACTTGAAGTGTTTTGTTACCCCAGATAATAGTACCTGTATCAGAGAATGTAGCAATTGGGTTAATTCTGTTAGCGTAAAGGTCATCTCTTTCATCTAAAGTTAATTTTTTAGAAGCTTTGATTGCATTTACTAGACCTCTTGAATAACCAGCGACTGCGAACCAAGGGTAAGATACGTTATCAGTTAAAGCAATGTTCTTAACAACCTCACCTGTTGGTGGAATGTATAATTGAGTTGCGTTATCCGTATCTCTTACTTGAATCCAAGGCCAGTAAGTTGCTGAATAGTTAGTGTCTAATGCCACTGTATCAAGATCACCAATAACACCTTCTGTTGTTGGATTGTTCGGAGCTCCAATGATATATAAGGAATCCGCTCTTTCGTTTTCAACCATATCAATTGCTTGAACAGTTAAAGAACTGTGATCGTAGAAGTTAATACCTGGAGTTGCAAATATGTTAATATCAACAGCTTCAGGATTTGAGAATGTTTCAACACCTTGTAAGTAAGCGTAATAATCAGAGTTTCCTACTGTATTACTGAATACTCCGTTGTTACCTGTGTGACCACTTACATATGTATTTTTACCAAATATGTAGGCATCTCCGTTGGTTCTAACGTCTCTATAGATATCCCAACCATCTCTACCACCATATACCGCGAATGTAAATTTACGGTAAGCAATGTTTTCTAATAATCCTTTATCAGAACCTTCTAAATCATATGGTGTACACTTAAATGATGTTCCAGTTACTGCCGCTGCGTTTGATGATAAGTGGAATCCAAATGATTCACCATTTGATTCTGATCCTTTAAATTTCAATAAATCTTTATCAAATCCAACTTGTGAAGAAATACCCAAAGATACTTTTCTTACTTTGTCTCCGTTAGATAATACTGGTGTACCGTTTGCTTCGTAATAAATTACATCACCAGGTAAAAGATATTCTGTTTTATAAATTGAACTTCCTAAAGTTGCTCCTGAGAAAGCGTTATCGGTTAAGAAACCTTTAAAACCTGCAGGGAACGCATCCGTTGGGTGATTAGCATCCATTATTAACATAATGTATTTTGAACGTAATTCAAATTCACCGTCAGAAGTACCTACTTTTCTAGCGACATATCCTGGTAAGTCTGGGTTCATTGAACATCTTGTGAATTTTTCAAGAACTACCATATTCTCATCAGTATCGTTGAAATCTCTTACAATTAAATCAAATTCACCAGAGTCAACGTTAATGTTTTGAACCATTATTTTTACTTGGAAGTTAGCCATTTCACCATCTGAAATTGTTTGAATTTGGAATAAATTCGAAACGTTACCACCTCTTACTTCAGATACAACTGTTGGAGATATTGTGGTATCCCAACCTTGTAAGAAGTTATCACCATCTAAATTATAACCCAACACTGGACTAATACCTCTAATTAAACCTTGTTGGTATGCGTATTTTAATAAATTAGGGTAAATTTCGTGAACATATACTGCGAAATCGTCAGTTGATTTATCAAAAACATCAGTACCTAATACTTTTGTAATGTATTTTGAAGATGTAGTATCTAACGAACAAGTGAATGATTTAGTACCACTATTCAAACCTACGGTTGTTAATGTAAATTCAGAGAATACGTTTGTACCTAAAGTACCAACACTTGAAATTGTAACTCCAGTATTAGCAGTCACTTCGTGTGTTAATGTTTGACCAACATATTTACCTCTTGATCTCAACGCAGCAACTACAATATTATCATAGTCGGTGTTTAAAGACGCATTCCATAAGAATTTAGTACCTGTAAATCCTGTACCGTTCCAAACGAAAAGATAAGAAAACACATGACTTATTGACGAACCTGTATTGTGGAATACATTGTACCATTCTTTATTGTTAAACGATTCATCTCTACTTGCACCATTTAACGGAGACGATACCTCAGTCCCACTCAATGATGAAACGTTAGCATCTGGAACAAGACCGATAACGAACCATTGTCCAGTTTGTCCTGTACCATATCCAGCAAAATTATCTGTGATATAATCTGTTATTGATGTACCGTCTACAGATGTTTTACCAGAAAGTTCACCATAAATGGTACTTCCTGTGATACCTGTTAAAGCCGGGTTTAAAGTGAATCCTGTTGATGTAGGGGTTTGAGTCTTATCAACGGTGATACCACCTATTGTCTTAATACCGAATGTTTTGTAAGGTTTGTATCCTGTAAGACCCAATACTCTTGTTACGAATAATTGGTTTGACTCTTGCAAGTACGACTTAGCTACATATGGTAATTCATATTTTGGGTTACCAACACCGTCTTTTGAAGGTGAAGTTGGGCCAAAGTATGTTTTGAATTCGTCGAAACTACTTATTAGAACTGGTTCGAAGGCTGGACCTTTTAAGGTTTCACCAACTAGACCAAGAGTTGTTACCCCGACGCTTTGAGCTACGAATGTTAAATCTTTCTCTGATGTGTAGACACCTGGAGAAACAAATACTCTGTTTGAATTTGCCATCGATTAATGTTTGGTTAATATTTTTATTACTTATTCTATAAATATCTTTGTTTTTAGCAAAGATTTCCGTACTTTCTTTAAAAAGATAGTTATTTATCTTAATATATCTTTTAATATCTTATACTATGGAAAACCCTCAGAAAAACGTTAAAATTAGTGACAAACACCACGAAATGTTAAAAACTTATTGTGATAAAAATGGTCTTAAAATTTATAAAGTATTGGAAAAATGGATTGAGGACTATTGTAAACCCAAAAAGAAAGACATATATGGTGATGATTAATACAAATATGTTACCCCAACTCTAGAACCTAACACTGGTGTTCCTTGTAATGTGATTTCATTTGATTCTGTAATTTCAAAACCAAGTCCCTCATCTTCAACAAGACCGTTAATATCTAAAGTAACAACACTATCAATAGTGTTCAATACTGTAAATGATAGTGATGTCCCATCATATGTGAAATATTCGGTAATAACCTGAATTGGTTTCCCGTATGTATCAATGAAAACACTATTTCTACCTTTAAAATATGTGATAGCAACAATACTACCTTCTTGAGGTGGACTGACAAATGTAATTTTAGACGTTCCAGGAATATGGAAATAATCCACATCTCTTTCCTGAATAAGTCCGTTGATTGTTACATTGAATAACATACCAATACTTTCACCAACACTAAACGCGGTCTGCATACCATCAGCAAGAAAAGTTGCGACAGTTATATCAATTGTTTTGTTAATATATTTCTTTTGATATCCCTTCGATTGAATAAACTCATTCATAAGGAACATTCTACTTACAGCGGGTTTAACCTCAAATTCTTCACTATCGATAAGGAACCCTAACATTGTAAACTTATAATTTTGGATGTAGAACCTACGACCATCAATTGTATCCATCGGAGTGTTATCGTCGATAGAATCAAGTACAATTGGTATATAATGACCTTTTACGGTTGTATATGATTGTCTAGCTGAGAATTTTTGTAAAACAATTTTATTGAACCGATTCAAATCTCTAAACTTCGTACAAACTATTGTAACCTCAAATGAAATATCAATCGCCACGGGTTGTGGCATTTTATAAACGTCCGCACCCATTTGTGAACCATTCCAAGTTGGGACAGTTGCATAATGAAAAGACTGTCTATCTGGTATTGTTCTTTGAATTGACGGATTAGTTCCGGGTTGTACATCGGGTTTTCTAATAACGGCAATAAACGGTAACTTCATATTACCATCATCATCTGAAAATTGCCAATTGTTTGTGAATTCACCCCATCTTTGTATTGTTAGGATTTTTGGAATAATTGGAATTGCAGATCCGTCTGAAACAACTTTGAAATGGGTCTTTATGAAATCTAACATCCCACCATCCAAATCATCGTGTAATATTGAGTCGGGCATATATGAATCTGAATTAGTTATTCTATCTAATAACTCTTGTCTTCTATCCATAACCTGTTTACCTTGATAAATTTCTTTACCACCGTAAACGTCAATATTGTTTTTTCTTTTAGGTATTCCCATTTTATACTCCTCTGAATTCTGTTTCCTGAGCCGGAGCACAGGTTATTGTTCTATAATGTGGTTTGTAACCAAACATTTTATGTTTATTATCTGAAGTTACTTTACCATCGTTTGTTACGGTGTAATATCTTACTTTATCTTCAGAATCAGCATAACCGACATAATCACCATATCTGATATCTATCTTTAATTCTTCCAAATGACTGATATAAACCGATAATGTTAGATTACCTGGTTCAGAATATCTTAATAATCCAGTTTTATATGAATTATTCTTTGGTTCATCAATTTTAACTAACGCGTTAAATTCAACAGGAGGGAAGTATTTTATTTCATCCTTACCAACTTCTGCATAAACTGAATCAATGTCGGTATTTGCTCTATCCACGCGATAAAGTACTAATTTCATATTCAAATCTCCGTGAAGATATTCTTGACCCATTTGTATGTTGATGTCAAAATCGTCTTTTGAGAAGAATTTCCCTAATCTAGTAATTGGTAGTTTATTATCCATATCCTCTATAAATAGTTTAATCTTCCATTCTATTTATGTATATTTTACAATATATGGAAAGTATTAATATTCCTGAGATAGAGGCAAGAAATATTCTATCGTCTTATGACGGTTCGAATAATCAATTATTGGAATGGAAACGTAAATTTACGGACGTTAAAAATTTTAAATTAACGAGACCGCAGGCTGAATATGTTATAAAATATAAAGACACAACCCCAAAGGTTGCGAGAAAGTATATTAACATTGTTTCAACCTTTGGTGAGAAACTACAAGAAGATAAACTATTAACAACAGCACCCGAATCAATTTGGTGTGAGAAATTATTATGTGAATCAGACAAGGCGTTTCACATTTGGGGTAAGATTTTAAACCACGAACAAATGTCGTCTTTTTGGTTACCTAAAGCTGCTGTGGTTCAAGAAGAGAAAAAATTAGATAGAGTAATCGATTATAGTAAGTACGATTCAAGACCCCCAATGGACCACCAAAAAATTGCGGTTGAAAAATTATTAGCAAATAATAAATTTATTTTAGCTGACGATATGGGTCTTGGTAAAACAACGTCCGCCGTTATTGCTTCTTTAGAAAGTAAAGCAAGAAAGATACTTATAGTGTGTCCCGCATCTTTAAAAATTAACTGGGAAAGGGAAATAAGAAACTATTCAGATAGAAAAGTTTTGATTGTCGAAGGACGTAAATGGGGTTCAACATTTGATTACTACATTATTAATTATGATATTATTAAGAACTACCACACTACAGACAAGAGTGAGGATAGCGACGATTATAAATTATTGGTTAATGCCAATTTTGACTTGGCAATCGTAGATGAGGCTCACTACATTTCAAATGCCACCGCAAATAGAACTCGATTATTGAATGATGTTCTTGAAACCATTCCAAAAGTGTGGTTGTTAACAGGAACTCCAATGACCTCAAGACCTATTAACTATTTCAATCTATTAAAGATTGTAGAGTCCCCATTAACATTAAATTGGCAATCATATGTTCGTAGATACTGTAAAGGATATCAATTTAACGTAGGTAACCGTAAAGTATGGAATACAAGTGGTGCGTCTAATTTGGATGAACTTCGTGAGCGTACTAAAAATTTAGTTCTTCGTAGAATGAAAACGGATATCCTTGATTTACCCGAAAAAATCGTTACCCCAGTGTTTGTTGAATTAACAAGTAAAATGTATGATGAGGAATTAGAGGAATTTACACGTATTAGTACTGACAAGAAAGATAATGAAACTATAAGTGTGACTCTTAATCGTTTAATGAAAATTAGACAACTTATAGCATATGAAAAAATTCCATTTACTTGTGAGTTAATTGATAAGTGTTTAGAACAAGGTAAGAAGGTAATCGTTTTAACTAACTTTACAATGAGTCTTGATATGATTCACGAGAAATATAAGAAAAATTCCGTAACTCTTGATGGACGTATGAATAAAGACAAACGCCAAGAAAATGTTGATAGATTTCAAACTGACGATAAGATAAAGGTGTTCATTGGTAACATTAAAGCTGCGGGTGTAGGTATCACTTTAACTGCGGCAGAAGTTGTTATTATGAATGACTTATCGTTTGTACCTGCGGACCATTCACAAGGTGAAGATAGAGCTTATAGATATGGACAAAAAAATAGTGTTCTCGTATACTATCCTGTATTTGAGAACACCGTTGAGAAGATTATTTATAACATCTTACAAAAGAAGAAAAATGTTATCGACCAAGTAATGGGTGATGGTGAATATTCAGAATCTTTCAGTAAAGATTTATTGAAACATCTCTTTTAATTTATCTAACATTTCTATCGATTCTTTTTCTAATGAGTTATCCTCGTAGTCACTAAAATTGATTGTTAGAATTTTATTTTCTTCGTCTAATTTAATGTAGTTTGATTCCTCTTCTTTTTTAATTTGAAAATGGATGTTATTCTCACCACAAATTTTCATTAAGTCAGCTAAGTTTTCGGGCATTGGCATATTTTCTTGTATTTTAAATTTTATATCATCAACAGGGACAATAATACTTTTATCTTTCCTACCTATTTGGTCTGTATTTTTAAACATAATAAACGAAGAAGGTAAGTTACCATACTTTGTTTGTGTGTATATGTAGTGGTCACATTTATCATATTTTAAATCGTTAGTGGAACCATTAATATAATATTTTCCGGCGTAATTTTTGTCAGTATACCTACCACCTTTTACTTGAATTCTAATTATTGAATCATCTTCTAAAGTTGCTTCAATATCAATACCATCCATATCATCTTTATCTCCAGTCTTAAACCCAAATTTAATATTTCTAATATTAGGATAAAATTTCTTAAGATAAACAACGGCAATTATAACTGATATGTTACCTCTCTGCCAAGATTGATTTAATAATCCATAAATTAAATCATAATATTTGTTTGTAATTTTTTTTGTAAAATATAGGTCGAAATTACTAATTATAAATCCCCATAATATCATTACATTTTCTTTATGATATTGAGGATTACCAAACTCAACAAAAATATTTGGATTATCCTTTACACATTCTTCATAAAAAAACTTACATATATTCGGATGGGTATTGATTCTATTCGCATCATCCCAACCCCCCTGTTCCGTTAAGATTCCTTCTTTTTCTGTAGATTGACACCATCCCCATTTTCCTATTTTACGGTATTCAGTTTCAAAATTACGTTGCGCTTCATTGAAATAAAACCCCTTAAAACCATCCCAACCTTCGTCAAACAAGGACTTAAAATCATTATATTTTAATTTTTTGTCCATATTATACTTCATTTTCTTTTAAAATATAAACTATTTATATGAATAAAACAAACAATGAGCGCAACAATTATTTCACAACCAGAGAAAGAAAAATTATATACTCAGGTATTCCACTTGTTGGGTATGCCTGTTAGAGGTATTGAACTTACCGAAGAACAAATGGATACATTTATCGAATTATCCTTATCCGAATATGAACAATATGTAAGTGATTGGTTAATCGAATCTCAATGGTCGGCATTGGCGGGTCTTGATGTTGATACCCAATCTTTAACAAGAGCGTTCACAACTAGAAGTTTAGATTATGAAACTCAATATTCTCATTCCTACTCTAAAATAGTTGGGTTACAAGCCGGCGGCAATTCCGAACTTAAAAAAGATTATATTGAACTTGTTGCGGGTCAACAGTTATACACAATCCCAGCAGGACGTGAAATAAACGAACTTTTATGGTTTTCTCGTTCAGAGTTAACCGATTCAATTATTGACCCATTCTTGGGTGGTTTTGGAGGTTTGGGAGGTATTGCTGGTTCAGGTGGTTTCGCCCAAATGGCGAATGGTGGTTCATACTTTATGATGCCAGCTTTTGATTTGTTATTAAGAATGCAAGATAGAAGTATTAAAAACCGTATAATCGGTGGAGATTTAACTTATAGAATTACCGCAGGACCTGATGGAACCAAAGTTGTACACTTATATAACGTTCCAGGAGGTAGATTTGATTTCCAAAATATTAAACGTAACTATAGAGTTTGGTATTGGTACTACGAAACTATGGATAGAGATACTTGTTTAGATAAAAATAAGGACATAGTAAAACTACCATCAGATGTTGAAACTGAACAACTTACTTGGGACGCATTAAACAAACCAGCACAAAACTGGGTTAGAAAATATTTGATTGCATTTGCTAAAGAAGGTTTGGCGAGAATTTGGGGTAAATTTTCAGGAGATTTACAAGTTCCAGACAGTCAAGTAAAACTTGACTATTCATCTTTATTAACTGAAGCTAAAGATGAAAAAATGAAATTAGTTGAAGAATTAATGCAAAGATTAGAAAGACTCCGCCCCGAAAAAATCCTAGAAAGGAAAGGTAACGAAGCGGAGAATCTAAACAAATCTTTAAAATATAGACCTATGGTCTCTCCATTTAATGTAATCTAAATTTCGATTGCGTGTAGAGCGAAATCATTATTATTTGTTATAATAATTTCGTCTTCATTACTCTTAATACTTTGTGCTTGGTTTTTAAGAACCTTACGATTATGGTCAACCCAATATTGGTCAACTAATTGTAAACTTTCTTCCACATACATAAAGTAAGGATCACGCCCAACCCTATTCCAAAAAACAACTTCTCCCTCGGATAATGTCATTACCTCATCAAACTTATCTTGACCATCTTCTTTAAGTGGAAAACCATTTACTAAGTCACATTGTAATTTAGTAAAATACTGACGGTCTTTCGGGTCCTCAATTAAAATATCTTCGCGTATTGATGGGTTAAAGGCAACCAATAGTGGTTCAACTCTTTTATTGAAGTTTGTCAAATAACGAGGAACGTTGTAATCACCTCTTAAATCAGGATTATCAACAATATCTTTCTCTGGAATCATATAACAATTAACCTGAACATAATCATTTGGCATTGGTTCCCCGTGTTTATCGATATATTCCTGTTGTTGTTTTTTAGTTGGTTTATTAATTTTAGTTACGTCACCGGATGATTTCTTTTCACCATTGTTAATGTAATAAATTGTGTCACCTAAACCTGCGGAGTGGTTATTTTGTAATATTAACTCCATATGTGCTTGACGTGACATTAATGAACCCGCCTTTGTTGTCTTTTGTATGTGTTTTTTATAATCGTTAATAGATTGTTTCACACGAGCTTTATTGGCAATCTTAGACAACGGAATTTCTTTATTATAAATTTTTTCTACGTAATCATAATACAATTCAACAAAAGATAAACCATCACCATTTAACAAATACTTTAATCCTTCATCTAAGAATTCCACAACATATGTTTGTAATTTTTTAGATTTGATTGTATTACCTGTTAGTTTAATTTTTTCTTTACCCTTCTTAACCAATTTAATAATATAGTTCTTACGAGATACGTTGATACAAGCAGGTGCGGTGTAGTCAATATCTAATCCCATTTCATTTCTCATAAAGATATCGTTGAACTCTGCGGTGTCCGCTTCAATCCCGTGATATTCCTTACCCTCAATTACTAATTCATTTAAACCTTTACCAATGTAAACTGAATCTTTAGCTGTTTCAGGCGTTTCAAAGTTAACACCATCCGTATCCATCACAAGAGGTTTGTAACCTTTCTTCATAAAGAACATAATCATCATACGTAAACATTGACGACCAATACAGGTAATGGTTTCACCCGAATCCATTTCTCCCCAAGGGAACACGTGTGGTGCCGACAATGAACCGAAATATGCGTTGATGAAAATCTTAATTGGTAATTGTTTACGGTCATACATTTCAGCCAACACTGGGTCGCTATCTTTTAATTCTCCAGCAAGGTGTTTGTATTTAATACGAATGTTACGGAAATATTTTAACATTGATTTCTGTACCCCCATAATATCACAATCAGGGAACACATCATATACAAGTTGAATGGAAGGATAAAGTGATGAGTAGTCAAACTTAACAATGTTTTTAGCATATCCTACATTCAATAAACGAGATAATCCTCCCGTAAACGCACGTTTCTCATCTTTAGATGGAATTGCTAATTTGTTTTCATATGACCAAGCTAACATTATTAGTTTCCATAATGTTGCGGTACCCATTGTTGCCGCTCTTTCATATGTCGTTGGTACTAATTTAGAAAGTAAAAATGTTGATTGACTGAAACTATCGTCCACAACCATAGTTTCATACAAGTCATCATCAAGATATTGTTCTATAATTTTTCTACCGGGCCATATTTCAAATTTACCAGGATATTTTTCTAATAAACCATCAGTGCCTGGTTCTCCAATTTGTTTGTATCCACCCGTCTTAGGATTGACATAGTAACTTTCATTCTCTAAATAAATTTTAGAGATTTTACCACCATCTACGTAGATACGATTTTGTTTTTCTTTCTCTAAATAAGTTGTGATGTACTTCAATCCCCAAGACTTAATTTCAGAATTAATTGCTTGAGCTCTACGTACTGCGTGTGCAATATCAATAATATTGAAACCCCATATAACGTGTTGTTTATATGTCTCAATTTCATTTGCTAATTTCAACATACCCTCTTTCTCTTTCATACCCTGTTTAGTGAATATCTGAGTTAGACCGTTAACATCAACACCAAGTATCTCAGCTCTTTTTAATATAAAAGGCCAGTCAAAGAATGCTGAATTATATCCACTAATGATTGTTGGTTTATTTTCCCGTATGACTTCGAAAAATTCTTCAATACAATTTTTTTCACCATCTTCACCAAATGCGGGGATGGTCTTATGTAAACCACGATTGTCTTTTACTCCAATTAAAATTATCTTACAGGTTTCAGGATCAAGACCCGTGGTTTCAATATCAAATACAAATCGATAAACACCACCATAATCCTCAATCCCTTTAAATAATCTTTTCTTAGTTTGGACAAGATATTGTTCCACTGGAGTTAAAATTATAAAATTCTTTCTAGATTCCTCACCCCAAGGATCAAGACCACCTTCTTTAAAGAATGACACTAAATTTGTGTAACTCTTTAAACTTTTAACCATAAATTTTAAACCATTCTCAAGCCTAACATTATCTCCCGTTTCTAATTTTTCAATTAGAATTCCGTGTTTGGTCATCGCCTTTTTCTGTTCGGTCTTGGAATTATTGTAAAACCCTAAACCAACTAAGTCACCAACCCATAAAAATGGTGTGAATGTGTCAGGTTTGACAATTTTACCCCGTTCAGGGTCTTGAATAATTTTGTAAATTTTGTTGGATGGGTAATCATATTCAACACCAACAATGAATTCTTCGGGGTCTGCCCCGTTTAGGAAATTCTCGATAATTTCCTGAGAGATAACTTCTTTCATTATTTTATATTTAGCGACACATTATCTTGTGATTAATTCACAGTTTGTCTTATTCAATACAAATATACTAAAAAAAGGTTAGTTTATCAAATTACGTTGATAAATAATTTTTCAGAAATTGGGGTAATTAACTTTGTTGTTGGGTTACTGTTAGTGTCTAAAAATTGTACATTAATGATACCCTCGAAACGACCCTTTACTGACGTACCTTCTTCGGTAAAACGATAGGTTATGTAGTATTCGTCAGTTGTTTGGTCATACTTTTTGGTCCTCGTCGTTAATAGACAAGGACCATTTAAAATATGATATTCTTCTGTTTTAACATCAAACATTTCGAATGTGATGTCGGAATTTTCTAGCATATCATTAAAGGACGACTTGTCGTTTTTACCGTCATCAATCAATCTCATTTTAAGGATTGGTTCTGTTGCCCCTTGTCTGATAAAAAATTCCATTACTTAATTGTTAAAATAAATTCGTTACCGGATAAAAATGGTAACACATCCTCATTTTTTAATTCATCTGTCATATAGTAAAATTCTTCTTTTACTATTTCAAATGGAAATCCTAATCCTTCCTTAACAACATTTTTAACGTGATCAACCGTTAATGGGTCGTTAGTATTAAATGTCTTTTGGAATCTTTTTACTTTTTGTTTGTTTTTGATGATATTAACATCAACGTTTAATGTTTTCATAATTAATTTTTATTAATCGTTATAAATGTAGTCGTTTATTTCGTAATCGCTATCGGTGTTTTCAAGTGTTACAGATGTGATGTTTTCTTCACTAACCAAGTAAATTTCTACCAATCCATTAACATTTGTGTTGTAAACAACAAATCTTTCATTCACACCATATGTATCACTCCACCCCGTCCAACTTGTTGTTGCACTATTCAATAACGTACCGTTGAAATTATATAATCTTATTTTGACTGTATCATTATCGTTAACATCTTGATAAACAAACATAAATTTAGTTGCACCAACTCTAATATTAAAATCAGTATACTCAGGGAATGAAAATTGTTGAGTTATTCCTGTTGAATTTATTATTCTAAAACCTGTACTACCTCCAGTACCAGCAAGTACCATATCAGGATTTGTTTTAAATGTATTGGTTGCGTAATAATCTGGTGTGTATACATTGTTATAATAATCTGTTTGTGTAAATCCTGTACTACCACTATATACATAAAATCCTACGTCACCTTCTGAACTAACACGTATGTAACCATTTTGACCTTCACTATACATAGATGATGCCCACGGATCACTTAACATATAAGTCATTGAATCTGTAACAACCCCCAATTCGTTTACGTATTTGTATGATACAGTATTTGCATCAGTTGTGTAAATTTGGTGTATTGACTTATTACCTAAATAATTAGTGTTATACTGATAAACGTCTGCAACGTTAATATTCAAACTTTCAATTCGAGTACTACCAGACATAATTGTTAATACCGAAGCAATGTCATCACCATTTACACACTCAATTCTATATACATCACTTAATAACCCCCAAGAATTGATTCTTTTTCCTAATTCATCATTTGCGAATGTGTATGTGGTAAATGATGTTTGGTTATTGAACATATACATAATGTCACAAAACGCAACTGTTTTACCATAATTGGTCCATTGACCATTATTAGAAAGTTTAATTACCACAGCACCTTTATTCGTACCTTCACTACTTACCCAGAAATTTTGGCTACCCTGTATTTCAATATCTTGGTACGCAGTACCTCTATCGTGAGATGTTTCGATTAAATTTCCAGTGTTACTATTATAATGTATAATTTTGTATGCAACATCTACATCAAGATAATTGGAAAATACTATGGTGCGTTTATTTGTTCCGTGAAAATTATTTTCAAATTGATTATATGTTGCACCTGTTAATGAAACGGTTTCTAAAATATTTCCACTTGTATCATATATTTCAAAGTTTGTATACGTGTTATCAGTTTCACCTTGAACCTCTGTAATAACATTGATAAAATCAGAAGATGGTGCCATATGATGTATAATATTCGTTCCATCTAACCAAGTTTTAAATGGAATAACAGTACCATCAGGTTTCATAATAAATGACTCACCATCACCATTATGAGTCCAACCAGATAAAGGTGGGATTTCTCGTTTTTTAATTATAAATGTTTCATCAGATGTGGTTGCATCATAATCCCATTCAATATCAATATAATGTGTTTCAGGGTCCCAGGTGTATGTATAAACTGACACACCGTTTGAGTATTTGAACACACCATTGTCAACATCTTCATAAGTTACCCATCTACCTTCTAAAGTATTTCTACTTGTACTATCGGTTGTTCCACTATATCTATCAATTTCAATATTTTCAGAATCTGTGAAAACCACTAATCTATCGTCACTATTACTATTACCTCTAAATTCGTACATATAACCCGAATTTGTTAATTCGTATATGTTATTGCAATAATAAAGAGTACTATCAATATTTAAATTTATAATTTCAGCAGTAAAATCGTTAAAATTCAACACCGCAACACCTAAGTTATCCGAGTTAACCATTTGAGATACATAAACAAATGATTGAACACTTGTATCTGGTTTGTTTACCGTTAAGGTGTAAGTATAATCATACTCAGCAAAGTAAAGATTATAAACACCATATGGGTGTGCGTTGATGTTATTAAAAGGAATTGTCTTGGTCCCAAGGTTTACCGTGGTTCCCGATGTTGTTCCAGTATATGGTATAAACGTAACCGTTGCCGTCTTACCACTTAAGTTTTCACTTGTTATTCTTGCTCCTACTGCCATAGTCTGTTAATTTTGTCTATTATAAATACTTTATTTTGTTGTATCTTTTATTATTTGTTATTTTTTATTTTAGGAACCGATTTGTAATGTTATCGAATCATTTCCCCAATCATACAAATAAGTACCTGGAGTTAATCCCATACTTGATATTGTTTTGTTCGCAAATGTTGCTGTACCACTTAACGGACTACCCGAAGTATAACCTAATGGTAAAATTATATCTTTACCTAGTGACCCATCCTGAATACCAAATGTATCACCTGAGTATGATGTTGGTGCTGTATATCCTGAACCAAAACTATTCGGGTAAACATTTAGATTACTTCCAAAAAATTTCCTAGCAAAAAATGGATTAGTTTGACCAATCACCCAATAACCCAATGTACCGTTAATACCTCCAGCCGTTTGTACCGAACCCTCAATTAGTCCCGTAACATTAAGTGAACCAGAACCTGACATGATAACGTCAGAACCAACCTCTGAAATTGTTACCACAAGACCTGATGTAGGTGTTGGAGTAGGTGTTGAGGTACTTGTTGGAGTAGGTGTAGGTGTACTCGTCTCCGTAGGTGTCGGGGTTGGAGTTTCTGTTGGAGTAGGAGTTGGTGTAGGTTCACAATCAACTAATATTGATTTTACAACAATATTTGACTGATTGTTTCTATCTCTTAACGCCACCCAATATGTTCTCGTGGTATTAAAATACGGAACCGCATTAGTAACATAGAAACTCGGATTTGAAATTTGAAACCATCCTGTTTCATTCAATGCCTCCGATTCAGTGTCATATAATCCGGATCCCCTATCATATGTTCCTGAACCACCAATGTGGTTATATGTGTAAACAGTACCACCATTAATACAGGACCCTGAAATTGAAAAATCTAAAGGACTTTCTGTTGGAGTCGGTGTTGGTGTCTCAGTTGGAGTTGGTGTCGGGGTTTCTGTAGCCGTTGGTGTAGGTGTTGCTGTTTCAGTTTCTGTAGGTGTTGGTGTCGGGGTTTCTGTGGCCGTTGGTGTTGGAGTCTCTGTTGGAGTCTCCGTAGGTGTCGGGGTTGGAGTTTCTGTTGGACACGGAACACTAAATGTACAGGTTTGATTAAAATCCGCGAAATATAGGGAATATTCACCTAAGTAGTTATCACTTACATAATTGTAAGGAATGACTTGTGGACCTAAATTTATAGTCCCCCCACTACACGGTGAAAATGTTATTGTGGCGGTTTGACCACTAAAATTTGTTGTTAATATCTGAACTGTTACCATTTTATATCTATTTTTATTTTATATTATATTATAAGTTATATCACAACTCATATCAAAAAGTACTATGTTATAAGTTATGTCACAAGTTGTATCAAAAGGTACTATATTGTATGTGATATCACAAGTTGGATTTATAGATGGACAAGTCCCACAATCAGTTCTATATGTTGCGACATTAGTACCATTCAAATTAACAGTTTTATAATAACCATTATAGGCAATTGTTCCCCAACCACTAAAACCAAACCCATTTCCATTTGTTACAAAATTATTTGATTCACAGAACGTTGGTCCGTCACCTGTCACATAAAATCTTGGACATTCATTCTCAGGACAATTACAAGTTCCTTCAACATTATCTTCACCTAATTTTATTTGACCATAGAATACCGCTGGCGGTCTTAATACGCTATATTCTAAATCATTATTTGGTATTAACGTGTATGATAAATCGTTATTTGGTATTAATGAGTAATTAATATCATTATTTGGTATTTCAATTGGATTTAAATCGTTGTCAGGTAATAAAACATATGTTAAATCACCATCAGGAACCAACGTATATAATAAGTCATTTCCAGGTATTAATGTATGAGTTAAATCATTTGTTGGAATTAACGTGTATGTTAAGTCATCATTTGGAATTAACAAATAAACTAAATCGTTACTTGGTATTAATGTATATGATAAGTCATTATTTGGAATAATAACATATGTAAAGTCGTTGTCAGGTATAATAGGTGTTGCCGTTGGTGTAGGTGTGGGTGTCGGTGTGGGAGTACTAGTTGATGTTGGCGTTGGAGTAGGGGTCTCAGTTGGTGTTAAACAAACAACATCACCACAATCTAAAACGACCCTTAAATCATCTAAATCATAATCAAATTCTGGACCTAAATCAAGACCCACAATTTCATAACACACACCATTTCCAAGACTATATATTATTCCCGTTAAACCACTTGTTAAACTTCTACCTATTTTATTGTGTGTTTGATCACAATCCCTTAAAAAGTAATAATAATATGTTATTTGAGTTTCGGTTGGTGTCGGCGTAGGTGTTGGAGTAAAAGTTGGCGTAGGAGTTGGTCTGATTTGACCATCGTTGGGTCTAACCACAAAAATTCTAGTTGCACCAACTCTTGATGATATTTTACTTATCATATTATATTACCCGAATGTTGTAAAAGTACCTAAGACATTCCAAGATGAACCAACTCTAAGTGCGGTTAACCCTATTACATCAGTTTTATTTGAATTACCTACAGGGATTTCATTATTCGCCCATCTAACTGTTACATTTTCATTATTAAGTTTATATGATGAAGCAATATATGGTGTTGTTTCTTGTTTTATAATAAACGTTAATGAAACCGCATTAAAATCCTCGGTGGGAACATTCGATACATTATAAACATTATTACCTAATGAACCTGACAAATAAAACACAGACCCACTATTATAATTAAACTCGTAAGATGATGTTCCACCACTAACCTGAAGTACTATTTTTTCATTTACACTACCAATGTTAAGTGAACCGTCAATTGACAAATCATCTTGTGATTTTATACTCCCACTAAACTCATACATGTACCCTTCACTAAATGATGGGGTATTAAAAGTTACTTGACTTCCAGTATGTACGGTTACTTGTGGATTTTCCCAATTATTTTCTGCAAATAAATGTAATTTAGCTGGATGATTGGTACCACCAACAGTTCCGACATATAAATCTTTACCAACATTTAAAAGGTATGCGTCATTTTCCCTACCTACAAGACCTCCACTATATGTTGATGAATTTATACCCAAATCAACAAAATGAACACCTTCGGTACCATTATCTGCCGTTATTACTATATCACCACTGGCATTACTTCCAGAATTTGTATTTTGTAAATTAATTTGTGTGTAATATTGGTTGTTACCTTCAAAGTGAGCGATATTATAACTTCCACTATTTTGTACATGTAATATCTCGGGGTTATCTACATGAAACGACCCCGTACCAACAATTAATGATTTTACTGATCCCGTTATTGTTAAATTTCCATTAATATGTTGACTACCTGTAAAATAATGAGACCCACTATCAACTAAAACTTGTCTTAGTGAATTTAAAGTCGTACTATATGTTGTTCCAGATAATACTATTGGTATTATCCCAGATAAACTTGGTGATAATGAACCTGTTAATTGTGATATTTTTTTCCCTGCCATTTAGATAAATAGTTTAATATAATACGATATCATCGTTTTCTGTTATTAATTGTGTGGAATCCTCAAGTAATAATCCATTTTCAAAATACCCTATCAAATCGTCTTCACAGTCTAATCCACAAATGAAAAAATCGTATTGATTTTGACGTGTTATAAAATTGTGTCTGACGTGAACAAAATCTAAGGGTTCTTCATAATATTTTATTGACTTCATATTAAAACAACAAACACCACTGTGGATATTGTTCATTAATCCAGTTCCACCTCCCCAAGATTGTATAAATGGTTGAACGCCTCTTTCAGATGGAATAACTTCCTCCCAATTCTCTAATTTGTAGATTGGTCGACCGTTTATATAAATTTTTAACGTCCCTAATCTTCTTTGTTGTTCGTCGGCCCATTGTTTAGATAAGACTTCATTTTCATCCCAAACGGCCAATTGAGTCGATGTAACGGCAGTAACTTCAGTATCTTGGTATGGATTAATTCTGTATCCAATCATATCATTCCACCCACCGTCATTTTCTAAATTACAATCGGTATATCTTTTATATCGGTCAAAAACAATTGTAACATTAAAGTCTTTTACTGGGTCTATCGTACACAATTGAGGTGTCTGACCACTAGCAATGTAAAAGTCTTCTTGGTATTCGTTAGTTCCACAATACCCTGAATAATGATGTGCAACCCATTTAATTCTTCTATCCGATGTAAATTGAAAAGAAAGATTATTATCGGCGTAATTGAATGGGTCATTCTCACCCCTTACCCCGATATAATAAAATGTACTACCAACACTCCAAGGAAGATTATCTCTATTAAAAATAAAATCTAAAGTCCAACCCTTTTCTGTTCTTCTTTTTAGTGTGGGTGAACAATTGTCGGTTCCTAAACCTTCATTAAATTTAAATGCCCAAGGTTTTGTACCAATTCTTGGCGATTGAGGACAACAACTTAATGGATTGACTATATTTTTTCTACAATTATAAACGTTTGTTGTAAATCCAGAAATAAGTTGAGATTCGGTATAACCCGTTAAAATAGGGGA